ACATTAAAGTTAAATCTGAGGAAGCTGCTATTGAGATGGTAATGCAGCAAAACCAAGGGCAGATGCCTACCGAGCAGATGCAACCTTTGATTGATGCAATGGTTGCCCAACTGATCGCCCAAGATTTACAGAACTTAAAAGCGTTAGGCGCTCAGATTGCGGGTGGTGGAGAAGAGGCAGAAATTGATCCATTAGTGGCCTTGAAACAGCAAGAACTGGCTATAAAGGAACAGCAAGTTAGCGCTAATATAGAGCAAGACCAAGCCGAACATGAGTTAGATACGGTTAAAGTGCAAGAACGCGCTCGTCAGTTTGATGAGCGACTGGCTTCTCAACAAGATATGGGGCAAGATCGTATTGACGCAGCTTATGAACGTGAATTATTAAGGCTTCGTGCCAAGGAAAGGAATAGATAAATGGCTAAAGTACATTGGAAGGGATCGCCTGCTGGCGCTGCCCCTAAACCTCAGAACTATGCACAAATAGGCGATCAAGGTCGCATACCTTATGGAAAGTTAGTAAATGAAAAAACTCCAAATACGGCAAAGGCTAAAATCACTACAGGAAAAAGTCGTGGCATGGGTGCGGCGTTGCGCGGCGGTAAGTTTACGATTGCTTAAAAGGTGTAGAGATGCCCTTAAAAAATTCTTCGTCGCAGAAAGCGATTAGCCAAAACATTAAAACGCTTGTGCGGGAAGGCAAACCGAAAAAGCAAGCGGTAGCTATTGCCCTAGATGTGGCTCGACGCGCACAGAAGAAAAAAGCTGGCGGCGAAATACGTTCTATGGAAGCAAACAGATACCCTAAAGAATATAGCCCTATTGTGCGAGTTAAACAAAGATTCATAGGCACAGTATGAGCAAGACCATAACGGTAAATCCAGAAACGAGTACCGTTACTATTGAGCAAACTTCTCAACCAGAAACCGCGCCTGTATCCGTTATGGGTAACAGCATACACACAGGTTATGGTTGGTGGGTGGACATAGCGCTGATAGCAATAGTTTTAATCGCTATGTATGCGTTTAAACAATGTCTGGCTCGGTGCTTTCGGGTACGCCGTATAAAGCGTAGAATTAGAAGATAATGGCTGGCGAGCGCACGGCAGCAGCAAAGAAAATTGCTAAAGCCCTAGAAGAAAACGAAATAAACAATTCTAGGGAATTACTTGAAATAGAATTACGAGAAGAAAAAAGCAATGCACAAAGGCGCATGGCTTGGGTTGCGATGGGCGCAATGGTGTTCTTTAGTATGGCTTTATATACGCCACTTGTCCCTATCCCTCGTGTTAATGCACTGGCAGATTTACTAAGTGGTTTTTATATAGCACAAGCAGGGGTAGTCGCCGCTTATATGGGTGTCTCCGCTTGGATGGGTAAGAAAAAATGATGAGTTTAATTGGAAGCTTGATAGGGTTTGGAACAGGGTTTTTGCCTGAAGTATTGAACTTTTTCAAACGTAGACAAGAACACAGCCAAAAACTAGAAATGATGCGTTTGCAGCTAGAAATGGCTGGAAAACAGTCTGAATTACGTTTATTAGAGCTAGACAGAGAGGCTGATATAGCCGAAGCACACGGGATTTATGATCATGATAGAAGTCTTGACGGCGGAGAATTTATCAATGCTATTCGGGGTAGTGTTCGCCCTGTTATTACTTATGCCTTCTTTTTAATGTTTTGTGCGACAGAGGTTGTAATTGTTGTTAAAGTATTAAATTCTGGAGGAAACTGGATGGATGCAGTTACATTGATGTGGTCACAGGAAACCCAAGCTTTATTTGCTGCGGTAATGAGTTTTTGGTTTGGTAATCGGGCAGTAAGTAAATACCTAAAAGTAAGGTAAGCATAAATGGCTGATAAAGATACCGGAATCACGCGCTTAAATGATTCTACGACAGTAGCAATGCCTCTTAGAAACATCATTACAATTATTGTGGTTTCGGGCCTAGCTGTTTGGGGATACTTTAATGTCGCAGAGCGTTTAAACCAACTCTCTACTACCTTGACGATGTTGCAAATAAGCGTGGAAGCTAACAACGAGTTTCGTATTCGCTGGCCTAGAGGTGAATTAGGGGCTTTGCCTGACGATTCTGAGCAATTTATGCTTATTAAGCAGTTAAGGGAGCAGTTTGACCGTTTATCTGAAAAAATTGAAGAAGGTCGCGCTCCAGCAGATCAAAAGCAGACCTTACGGTTAGAATTTTATGAGGATCGTTTAAGAAGAGTAGAAGAATTGTTAGGGCGAAACGGCTATGGCAGCAAGTAATTATGCTGTATGCCTAGATAGATTGCTGGAACACGAAGGGGGTTATGTAAACCACCCTGATGATCCGGGCGGCAGAACTAATAAAGGCATTACGCAAAGGGTTTATGAAAAGTATTTGGAACGATCTGTTACAAAACAAGAGATAAAAGACATACCAATAGAGCATGTGTCCGATATTTACCGCGAAAACTACTGGAATCGAGTAAGTGCTAATGATTTACCCTCTGGTGTGGACTTTTGTATGTTTGATTGGGCCGTAAACTCAGGTATTCGTCGTCCTTCTCGCGCTTTACAAAAAACCGTTGGCGCAAAAATGGACGGTAAAATTGGCCCTAAAACCATAGGTTTAGTGTTTGAATGTGACCCTGAAGCTATTATTGAAGAGATATATGCAGTAAGAGAGGTTTTTTACCATAATTTACCCCGTTTTGATGTTTTTGGTAATGGTTGGATACGTCGGAATGAGGAGACACGGGAGTTTTCTTTACACTTAAATGAAAATAAAACGCTTTATTCTTAGAAAGCACCGTGTTACACGGAGATATGGATAGTTTTGATGTTATTCAATTTGTTCAACGGACTGTAAACGAGCGCAAAGGTTCGGTACTTGCTGTGCTTGAAAGTAATGGTATAAGTTCGATGGAGCAATATAAAGAATTAATGGGTGAATTAAACGCCTTAAATTATATTTTACAGGAACTCTCGGGCCTGCTAGATAAACAGGAGCAATTAGATGACTGAAAAAGAAGTTGATCTTTCTCAAATAAAAGAGGGTCTTAGCGACTTAGAAAAAGCGTATGTTAGTCAACAAGACCGCGTACTTGATCCTTCTCTTATTGATAAAACGCTCTTGGAGCGTATGCCGCGTCCTACGGGGTGGCGTATGCTTGTTCTTCCCTATAAAGGAAAAGGAAGAACAGTCGGTGGCGTTTATCTTCCCGATAGTGTTGTAGAAGAAGCAAATGTTTCTACAGTTGTAGGTTATGTCCTAAAACAAGGGATATTGGCTTATGGTGACAAGGAGAAATTCCCTGACGGTCCTTGGTGCAAGGAAAAAGACTGGGTGATATTCCCCCGATATGCGGGAGCTAGATTTCGTATTGAAGGCGGAGAAGTACGTATTTTAAATGACGACGAGGTTTTGGCGACTATCCAAGACCCCGAAGATATTTTATCTTTTTAGGAGAAAACAATGGCTGGTACAAAGCATGAAGCTGATAATGGTGAAGTAGACTTAGATTTTGGTGAAACCGAAGGGGCAGAAGTAGAGATTGATGCTCCTGAAGAAACTAACGAAGAACGTGTAGTAGTTGAAACTGTTGAAAAAGAAGCTGCTCCTGAAGATAACAAAGCAGAACAGGAAGAATACAGCGCTTCTGTTAAAAAACGAATTGACCGTTTAACTAAGAAAATGCGGGACGCAGAACGCCGTGAGCAAGAAGCAATTCGTTATGCTCAAACCGTTCAAGGAGAGATGCAGACAACAAAAAATCGTATGCAAGCCTTAGATCAGGGTTTTGTAAACGAGTATGGGTCGCGTATTGCAGCGGAACAGCAGCAGGCAGAACAACAGCTTAAAGCCGCTAAAGAACTTGGTGATACA